AAATTAATAGATGTCCATAATAAATTACAATTCATATAAAAAATATTAGTATCTTCATCTAGATATCCATAATTTTTTTCTATTCCTGCATAACTACCAACAGTCATAATATGACCATTGATGCGTCTAAGATTTGATAATCTTTTAATAATGAATTGTGGTAAATCTGTATTTAATTCCATTTAAATATATATAATAAATTATTATATATATTTAAATTTATTATAATTCAATTTTTATATTTTATAAAGCGAAAATTATTAATAATAATTTTTGTTTTATTTGTAAATAAAGAAAATAAGATGTAATTGCATATAAAATATATTGGGATGATAACTCTATTTGACTAGTTACTGTACGCTAATCCACCCATTCCACTCATAATTCTCAATACATTGTAATTGGTAGCATAAATTGAGATATTAGCACCGGAAGAAGTAGAGGCATAAGTAGGATCGAATTGTACATTAAGAGTAGCGTTATCAATTCTGGAGAAGTTGCAAGTTCCAGATGGTTGATGTTCTTCAGGATTTAGAGCGAAGCTGTAAACATTGACACCATCAGAAGGGGTATTAGAATGGCATTGGTAAGGTTGTACAAAGTTAAAGTATTCACCTTCTCTGACACTGAATCTATCGTGTCCATTGAGTTGGAGAAGAGCTTGAGCAGTTGGGTTAACTGATTTATCAAGATTGATACCATAGTTATCCCATTGCCATACAGTGACGTCATTGACTGCTTCACCATCACCTCCATTGCAATCAGCAGGCATACCAAGATCAACTAAAGTAGAAACCATTTTAGACATTTCAACTACAGTTAATAGACGACCAGTTACAACAAGGAATTCAGTTTGGGCAGAAGTAGAAGTAGATGCAACTGCGATTTCATCAAAGATGGCATTGACAGCAGCTCCAAGATTTGTACGGGTGAGGGCACCATTAGAAAGAGTTAGAACACCAGAGCTGGCATAGACAGCGCATCTGAGAGCAAATCTTTTAGTGGCAAGGACTCTGCAAGCTTCCCAATCATTGGTATCATATGCTAAGAATTGACTTCCAGAAGTGTAATCAGTGTGTCTTGCAACCCAGATTAATTCTTTGCAAGGATGATTTAGATTGAGTCTGTATTTGGTATTTGTGGTATTAACAGATTCATCACCGGTGTATTGGAGTTGTTCGAAAAGGTATTCATGAGAAGCTTGAGCGAATCTTTTTCTTTCTTCGTTATCAAGGTATACATAATCAACATAAAGACTTACACCTTCAAATTGTAATTGGTTAACATTGGCAACACCTGAACCAGTGTAGCAGATTAAGCTTGAAGCAGCATTGAATTCAATATTGAATCTGATATCGTGGTATTGGAGAGCAATAACAGGAAGAGCAAGACCGTCGTTTCTGCAGAATGCAAAAGGAATAGGAATCCAAAGAGTTGCAGGACTTTGAGTAGGAGCAAGAGTGGTAAGTTCGGGAGTATTTCCGATCATAACATTGTATCCACGATCTTGGGCATAATTACGAGCTAATTCATGCCATACGTTGAGCCAATCACCATATACTTTATCAATGCTGGTTCCACCAATAGTTAATTCAAATGAATCAATTAAAGCATGGCCAACTTGGGAGCACCAGGCGACTTTAGAACCATCAACACCAACTAAAGCTGGAAGTGCGACTCTGAGGTACATTTTAGTGATTAAATCACCAGCACGTTGGATATCGCAAGTTACTTTGCGACCGAAATTTCCAGTTCCAGAGAATGTTTGTTCAATGGATTCTGTTGCGAAGTTGGTATGTCTTCGATATACGACTTTGAAAAAAGTAATTTGAGGATTACCAGTAAGGTATACGTCTTGTGCGTCATAAGCTACGAGTTGCATTAAACCACCGCCCATTTATTATTATATATATTAAGGTATAGAAAAAATTTTTTAATAAAACCGCATTATTTTTAATTAAAAAAATATTAACAATTTAATTAAAAATAAAATTTAATTAAAAATAAAAATAAAATAATCTATATATAAATTATTTTAAAAAAAAAATATTTTTTCTATAAAAATATCTAAACGAGCTTATTGAAAAAATATTTTTTTAATTATATATTAATTATGTTCCTAATTTATTTAAAAATGTTATTATTATATATCTATTATATACATAATGGATGATTTATTTATTACTAAAAAATTAAAATACACTACTCTTAAAAAAACTATCCAACATGGATCATCTATGATTAATTATGGAACTATTGATTCTTTACATACTAAATTTATGACAGAATTTGATAAACAAAATAAAAATTCTAATAAAAATATTATAAAATTAGAAAAATTAAAAAAAGAATTATCTGATATCGAACAAAAACCACCTTGTGAATATATGATATCCGATATTAGTAAAAAATCTGAATTAAAAGAAAAAATTGAAGAATGTGAAGAACTCATCTTTAAAATTAATTCAGCTAACGACGAATTAGACTATTTCTCACGATCTCTACCCATCCTTAAAGACTATTATAAAAATAATAATTTACGCGATATTAATTATATCGATAAATCTAATAATTCATTATATGATACTTCTAATAATAATACTTCTAATAATAATACTTCTAATAATAATAATGAAATGTCATCTTCACCCTCCATGGTTTCTACTCATGGACTCTCTGGTGTATTAAATAATACTGATAATACTGATAATACTGATAATTTTAATCAACTTGATTTAATTAATCAAGATGATATAAATGATAATGAATCAGATATAGATTCAGATTTAGATTTAGATTCTGACTCAGATGATGAGTTTACTCCTTTAAATAATCAAGATAATTATAATATGCATCTTGAATTATTAGAAGATAAATTAGAACCAACTAAACAAACATTATTAGATTTTTTTAATACACAAAAGAAAAATAAAGAGAAAAATATATCATCTGAAAATGACACAATGTTAGCTGAATTTTTAAAATGTACGATGAATAAAAATATAAAAAAGAAAAATATTCAAATTCAAAGATGTCCACAATGTTTAATAGAAAAAATATTACAATCGAGTGATGGTCATATGGTATGTATGAATTGTGGTCATAGTGATCAAGTGATAGTAGATATGGAAAAGATAAATTTTAAAGACCCATTTTATGAAAATAAAAGCACTGGTTATAAACGTATGAATCATTTTTCAGAATTAATGAATCAATTTCAAGCAAAAGAATCGACTGATATACCACAAAAAATATTTAATAATATAATACTAGAAATTAAGAAACAAAAAATTACTAATCCAAATGATCTTAATAAAAAACGTATGCGATTAATTTTAAAAAAATTAGAATTAAATCAATATTTTGAACATATTCCTTTTATTATCAATCGATTAACTGGATTACCACCACCTACTATCACACGAGAAACTGAAGAAAAATTAAAATTAATGTTTAAAGAAATTCAAGAACCATTCAAAAAATTTAGATCTAAAAAAAGAAAAAACTTTTTGAATTATAATTATGTTTTTCATAAATTCTTTGAACTTTTAGATATGGACCAATTTTTACCACACTTCCCACTTCTTAAATCTGCTAGTAAACTTAGAGAACAAGATGAGTTATGGGAACGAATTTGTGCTTATTTAAAATGGGAATACATTCCGTCTACTTAATGATTTTTTCTTTAATAGTAATAGATGGTGAATATATATCTAATGCCATAAAAGTAGCAGAAGCGATCAAAGATATAATTAATATTTCAGTCATATCTAAACGTCTAGAAGGAATCCATTTTACAGATAATCCAACGACAGACCCAATAACAATATATTTAATAGTTTTTTTAAGATTTAAACAAGGTTCATCATAACATTTAGATTTTAAATTTGGATTACAAGTAGATAAACAAGTATAAGACATATATTTTTAGGATAGATTATATTAATATTAAATTTATAATTATAAAATAAAAATTAATAATTATAAATTAAATATAACAATAAAAATAGTATCGTAAATATTTAAGTATAATTATATTATATCTTAATAGAAATAAAATGGCAGGAGGTTTAATTCAATTAGTCGCTTATGGTACACAAGATATATTTTTAACAGGAATTCCAGAAATTACTTTTTTTAAAATCGTTTATAAAAAATACAGCAACTTCTCTATGGAATCTATTCCAATACCTATTAATGGTACACCTAATTTTGATAAACAATTTGTTACTGTTATACCTAAAATTGGTGATCTCGTTCACCGTATGTATCTCCAAATCGATTTACCACAAATACAAATTACTAATACTTCACCGTATATTGATACACAAAAAATAAATAATTTACAAAATCAAATTAATATTAATCAAATATTACTTTCTAATTATAAACAATTTATTCAATATAATTATATCGTACTTTATAATCTATCTATTGAAATTCAAACTCAAGGAAGTAATTGGTATACTGTTAATAATTTAATGACATTAAATAAAACTAATTATATTCAAAATATAAATTCAATTGGCGTCGCATTAGATAATGTATTTACACGATTCTCACAACAATTTCCACAATCTGTCGCAACTAATTATTTAGGAACTACTGCAAATAATTTACTACTAATAACTGATATTAATTCTTTTATTAATACTATGAAATCTTATTATACGACTGCTGAAGAAACATTATATATTACAATTAATAATTTAGTAAATAGTGTAAAAAATTTGAACTCTGTTTATGAATATTTTTGTTGGATTAAAAATATCGGATTTTATATTATTAATAAATGTAGTGCTAGTATTGGTGGTCAAGAAATTGCTTCTTTCGATTCTGACTTTTTAAATATGTATTACTCTCTCAATCTTAATATTAAATTTAATGATGTTTTAAATATTATGATTGGTAATACTCCAGATTTAACAACATATACAAATGGAATAATTCCAAGTAAATCATTATATATACCATTACCTTTTTGGTTTTGCAATCATAATGCGAATACATTACCATTAATTTCATTAATATATCATGATCTTGAAATAATGATTAATTTTAATTCTATTGATAAATGTTGTTATTATACTGGATCTCAAAATTTAAATAATTTAATATCTATTACTAATTGTAATATTTTAGTTGATTATATATATTTAGATTCTGACGAACGAGCTAAATTTGCTAATTTCTCTCATGAATATCTTATACAAAGTATTCAACCATTGACTTCTAATTTATTAAATATTGAACAAGTCTCTTTTGATATTAATTTTACACATCCTATTAAAGAAGTATATTGGGCTATTAAGGAATATTCTAATGTTAATAAATATAAATTATTTGATTTATATCATTCTTTAATTGTTTATCAAATTTTAGCTATTAATAATACTGCTAGATCTGATTTACCATCCGGTAGTACTTCTGTTAATTTAACTAATTTAATTACCATAGAATTAAATTTAATAGGAAATTTAATATTTAATTTATCCGATATCATTATTTTGAAATATACTAAATTTTATGACGGTCAATATAATATATTATTTATTAATAATAATAATATTATTATTAAAGTACCAAATAATCAAATAATAACAAATTATTATGATAATAATTATGGTATTGTTTATAATAAATCTATGCAATCTTCTTTCAGTCCATTTAATACTTCTAGTATATTATTTAATGGAGAAGCTCGTACTAATAATATTGATTCTATTTATTATAATTATGTAATTCCTTGGCAATATTATTCTAAAACACCATATGATGGTATCAATTCTTATTCATTCTCATTACATCCTAATAATTACCAACCGTCTGGATCTTGTAATTTTTCATTAATGAAAAATACATCATTGTCATTTACATTAACACATAATTATTCAAATTATATTGTAAATAATAATCTTAATTATAGATTGTATATGTATGGTATAAATTATAATGTTTTAAAAATAAGTAATGGCATCGGAACATTAGTATTTTCTTATTAAATTTCATTTAATAATTATTATATTTAATTAAATAATTAAATATAATATTCTAAAAATAATATTTAAATAAAGAGTAGATAAATTATCTATAAATGCCCGGTGGTCTTTTACAAATAATTGCATATGGTAATCAAGATAAAATATTAATGGAAAACCCTACACTATCGTTTTTCAAAATCATATATTATAAACCAACTTTGTTTTCAATTGAAAATATTATTAAACCAATCCAATTAAACGATTTTAATACTACTCATAATTTAATCGTTCCTAATTATGGCGATCTATTAAGTAATTTAAATTTACAAATACAATTACCATCTGTCGTATTTAAATATGATAAACCAGTAATTGATATCATTAATAATCTATTAAATAATGTACAATATAATATTCAAACTGTATATTCTACTATTTATAAACTTACGGTTTTACAAACTTTTTTATATAATAATCTTATTAATATT